TTTGAAATCACTGCAACTATAACAACCACCCGTGAAATTACTGGTACGATTAATGTAAAGAAAAAAGACTTGGTGGATGCTGGTTATCCGTCGGTTGAGGATGGTGATTCGACAGCGTGGTACGGTTACGTCGCTGAGTTTTTAGAGTCAGAGTTTTCAACTCATGCTCATGATTATTACCCGTCTGATATTGTGATCGTTGAAGATGATAACGAAGCACAGGTTGAAGATGTGACAGATATTGATATTAATTGGTAAAACAAAAACTAAGAAAGGAAAGTAATATGAAATTTGAAAAAGTTGATTGGGATCAATTCACAAACACCCAGTTCAGAGGAAAGGTAAAAGCTCGTTACGATAAGTTGCGAGAACTTTTTGGAGACCCAAAGGTTGGGACTTTGTGTGACTATGGCACTCAGGCTGAGTGGTGTTTGTTTCTAGGAGATGATGAAGAACCTGTTCACATCTACGATTGGTACAGTGCGAGTAGCCCACCATGCAACTACGAGTGGCATATCGGGGGATGCAGCTACAAGGCATTGGATCTGGTGAAAGAAGCATTGGAGGACAGTCATGTATAAGCAACTCAAAGCGTGGCTGATTAGCTGCATCGAAGAACACCGTCTTGCTATGAAGAAAGAGAAAGCGAGAGCTAAGACTAGGAAATACTACCATGCGAATAAAGAGAAGTTTAAAAAGCGCACGAGTAAGTATTACCAAGACAATAAAGAAAAGTTTAAGACTCGGAATAGGCTTTACTACTTAGCGAACAGGGAGAAGCTTTTGGAGTATTCAAAAGAATACTATTTGAAGAACAAGCATCGTAAGAAAGGGGAGAAGTAACGTGGGTAGAAAAAAGGAAATCTATTTAGATGAAAACGGTAATCCGTGTAAATATTGGCAAACACCAGAAGCTAAAGCTAAAGCAAAAGCTTACAGGGAAAAACCAGAAAATAAAGCTAAAGCAAAAGCTTATAGGGAAAAACCAGAGATTAAAGCTAGAAGGCAAACACCAGAGTTTATAGCTAAAGAAAAAGCCAGAAGACAAACGCCAGAGTTTATAGCTAAAGAAAAAGCTAGATGGCAAACCCCAGAAGTTAAAGCTAAAGCAAAAGCTAGAAAACAAACACCAGAATATAAAGCTAAAGAAAGAGCTAAAGATAAAGCTAGACAGCAAACACCAGAACGTAAAGCTTTTGATAGGGTTAGAAATAAAGCTAGAAGGCAAACATCAGAATATAAAGCTAAAGAAAGAGCTAGAAGGCAAACATCAGAATATAAAGCAAAATATCAAGCATATATAGCATTGAGAAGAGCAGCAAAGCTACAAGGTAAAGTATTGTTAAATAAAGCGCAAAGAAAAGCTATAGATGAAATATACACAAACCGTCCAAAAGGTTGGCACGTTGACCATATTGCTCCGTTGCAAGGAGAAAAAGTTAGTGGGTTTCATGTACCAGAGAATTTACAGTATTTACCCGCTTCGATTAACTGCATGAAAGGTAATCGTTGGGATGATTCTTGGGCATCACACACTATGGATACACCAAGCTTGGAAGAGAAGATAAAAGCCTATAGTCTTGTGCAAGTTTGAAATGCGTGGCAAAATTCAATCATGCCAAGAAAAAAACGACAAGGAAGACCTCCGTTTGAGATAAACGATAAAGTTTGTCGGCAGGCTGAGGAGTACGCAGCACAAGGGTTAACGGCTGAACAGATAGCGTTAGCACTAGGGATTGGGGAGTCTACTTTGTATGAGAAACAAGCAGACTTCCCAGAGTTTGCGGAGGCAATAAAAAGAGGCAGGGGTCATGGGATTGTTTCAGTAACTAATGCCTTGTACCAAAAGGCAGTGGTTGATAAAGATAACACGGCTATGATCTTCTATCTCAAGAACCGAGCAGGTTGGGTTGATAAACAAGAGACTACAACCACGGTAGAACAACGACACATCATCGATTTGTCTAGGATAACAGATGAGCAACTCTCACAACTTGAGTCAGTATTTGAGCAATCTGTCATTGCCCCAAATCAAAGCCGAAAAAATGCGGAGGTCATTGAAGGAGTTCACCATGAACTCTTGGCAAACGATTGAGGCAGGACGGCAGTTTCACGATAACTGGCACATAGACGCAGTATCAGAACATCTTCAGGCGGTTGTCGAAGGTGACATCAAACGATTGATCATTAACGTACCACCTCGGCATATGAAGTCTATTTCTGTGGCTGTAGCGTTGCCTGCTTGGACTTGGACCATACAACCTGATAAGCGGTTCTTGTTTGCAAGCTACGCAAGCTCGCTTTCCATCAGGGATTCTGTGAAGTGCAGAAGGCTAATTGATTCCAACTGGTATAAAGAACACTTTGGAAATTGCTTTGAGTTAACTGGCGACCAGAACCAAAAGCAACGGTTTGAGAACAATAAGACAGGGTACAGGATAGCGACCTCGGTTGATGGTGCATTGACTGGTGAAGGTGGTGACATCATTGTGATTGACGACCCGCACAACGTGAGGGAAGCCGAAAGCTCAACGGTTAGAGAAGGTGTCTTGGAATGGTGGGATCAAGCGATGCAGACTCGGCTCAACGACCCAAAGACTGGTGCTTTTATTATTATCATGCAACGAGTGCATGAACAGGACCTGACGGGACACATACTGGCGAACGATACAGGGTGGGATCATCTCTGCCTTCCAGCAAGATATGAGCCAGAACATCCAACGCCAAGCCAATCTTCCCTTGGGTTTGTAGATCCAAGGACCGAGGATGGCGAACTGTTGTGGTCCAGTCGTATTGATGAGAAAACCTTGTCACAACTGGAAACAAGCCTTGGAACATACGCTTCAGCAGGGCAGCTGCAACAAAGACCCATGCCAAAAGGAGGCACGATTCTCAAGAGCAAGTGGTGGCAAGAGTGGGATTCGGACCATCTTCCTGAGATTGAATACGTTTTACAAAGTTATGACACCGCATTCTCAACTAAAGAAAAGAGCAGCTATTCTGCCAGAACAACTTGGGGCGTGTTTAAGAAGCATGGTCAGATAAACGCTATCGTGCTAGAGATGTGGTACGACAGGGTCAATTACCCAGAACTCAGACGCTTGGCGCAGGACTCTTACGACGAGTATCAACCTGACGCAGTATTGATCGAAAAGAAAGCAAGCGGTCAATCGCTATTGCAAGATTTGCGGATGGCAGGAATCCCAGTTTTAGAGTATTCACCTGACCGAGATAAAGAAGCTCGCGCTCATGCTTCCAGTGCTTTATTGGAAGACGGACGGATCTGGTATCCCGCAGATAAACGATGGGCTAAGGATCTGATTTCTATTTGCGCCGCTTTCCCTACAGGCGATAATGACGATATAGTGGACACCTGCACCCAAGCTTGGTTAAGATTACGCAAAGGCTGGTTCATTACACACAGCGAAGATTACGATGAGGATGATGAGCCTCGTCCACAAAAGGTAGCAATGTATGGCTGAAGTCGAAGAAAATGTCGTCCCATTTGCAGACGGAAGACCTGCTGATGGTCTTCAGGTAGAACCATTTGGAGACTCAGAGGTTTTAATTGGTGACCCAGAACTTGATGTAATGGATGAGCCAACCTCAGATTTTGACGATAACTTAGCTGAAGTTATTGACGAGAAAGAGCTTTTGCGAAAAGCCAACTCTTTAATCACATCGTATGAAACCGATGAATCGGCAAGAAGCGAGTGGCGCACCAGATACGAAGACGGACTCAAGACCTTAGACCCTGATGGTGGGCTTGAAGAATCTGATGATGCAAGAGCATCCAGAGGTCTATCGACTGTTGTGCATCCCTTGATAGCAGAAGCTGCGACTCAATTTAACGCTCGCGCAATTACAGAACTTTATCCCAGTGGCGGTCCAGTCAAAACAACTGTTGTTGGTGACGCTTCAGAAGAAGTCGAAGAGCAAGCACGAAGAGTCCGAGAGTTTATGAATTACCAACTTACGCAGGAAATGCCTGAGTATTTTGCTGATTTAGACCAGATGCTATTCCAACTTCCCTTAGTTGGCCATGCGTTTAAGAAGCTGTACTGGGATGTCAATCTAGGCAGACAAGTCTCAATGTTTGTAAAAGCAGAGGACTTTTGCGTAGCTCCAGAATCAAAAGACTTGCAGACATCGCTAAGATACACGCACGT